CTGCTGTTGTTATGCCGAGAAGAAGTGAATCGGCGCGTGCTCCGCCGGCGAGCGACATAACATCCCAGAGTTCTCGGTTTGGCTGCGCATGCACTTCGTCAAAGATAACAATTGGAGAAGGGTTGAGTCCTTCTTTCGTGTATGCCTCTGCCGATAGCACTCGGTAAACGGATCCCTTGTCTTTGTATTCGATTACGTCTTTGTACAGAGTGAACATGGAAGAAAGTTCTTCGTCTAATTCAACCATTCTCCGAGCTGTACCGAATACGATTCGTGCTTGATCTCTGTCTGCTGCGCACGAATAAATTTCTGATCCGTTGCCGCCAAGTGTTAGCGCAGATAATCCTGCCGATGCTGCGAGTGCGGACTTTCCATTCTTTCGCGCCATTCCAATCAGCGCCACTCTGTGTTTGAAGCGGCCATCTGATCTGCGTGCTAGTGCGTGGTTTAGAAGTTCCTTCTGCCATCCGCGCAAGTCTAGAAGTTGTCCTGCTGGTGCTGCTACTGAGTCTTTGGTTACTCGACATACTGCTTCGGCAAATTCTGAATAGAGTGGGCCATCTCCGCGTTTGCGGTCGCGCCAATCTACTGGCGTCAACCAACGCGGTGGCCATGATTCTATTTTTTTACTAGCCACGTGATCGCTGCATTAATTCCTGGATGCGTGTTTGTGCTACTACTTCAGCTAGTCCTAGTCGCGATCTTTCGACCGGGTTGAATGCGATTAGTGAAAGCATGTTTGTGATCTGGTAGTCCAATTGTCTAAGTGCTACGCGATCTCTCCATTCGCCACCGCGAAATACTACGGCGCGTAATTGGATTCGTTCATCCATTGTTTCGCAGAGCATCATGACTTGCTCGATGTCTGTCGTAGGCGAGATCCATGCGCGTCCTGCTTGCCAGATTCGTTCCCACATCTTTGTGCCTTCTGGCCCTAGTGGGCGCAGTGGATCTGGCGTGTGCTGCGCCATTGGCAGAGCTATTACTTTGCTCTTCTCTGGCAATGGTCGCTTACCTGGGTTCCCCAATTTACGTTTCTGTTCTATCGGTTTGGGTGGATTAGCCATTTTCGCTTCCTATGAAATCGTATGTCTTTCCAGTGAGTTCATTGATTGGTTGAACTCCGGTTAGCAGCTGCCATCGTTTACAGATTACATCTGCGTAGATTGGGTCAAGTTCTACGATCGCTGACTTCATTCCTAGAGAATGAGCTGCGATCAGTGTCGATCCTGATCCGCCGAATGGATCCAGCACTAGCGATTCGCTGTTTGCTGAATTGCTTAGGATTCTGGTTATCAAGTTTACTGGCTTCATCGTTGGATGTTCTGAGTTCCGGCGTGGTCTTGGTTCTCTTATCACTGTTGATGTGCTTCGTGCTGTTTCGATAATGTTTACAAGTTCTGTTTTGCTTAGGGTTTCTAGTTCCTTTGTTGCGAAGTCTAGAACTGTTGAATCGTTGAATGGCCCATACCAAGGATGTGCTGCGCCTGGTTTCCATCCGTAGATGATTGGTTCATGTTGCCAATTGTAATCCTGGCGGCTAAGTACGAAGTTGTCTTTCACCCAAATCAATATTTGTTTTAGCATCCATCCTGCGCCGGCAAGTGTCGTTCTGAATGCTTGGCCGCTTGAGTCTGCGTGGCAAACATAGATTGGGCATCCTGCTTTCGCGTTCTGGTATATCGCTGCGTAGACCGCGAGCAGGAAGGATTCGAATTCTAGTTCTGTCATTGCGTCGTTCTGGATTGTTAGTCCTTCACTGGTTCCGCCTGTGTATGCGACGTTGTATGGCGGATCTGTGAAGATGCAATCTGCCAGTTTGTTATCTAGCGCCTTTGCCAGGATCGCTGGATCCGTTGAGTCTCCAACCACTAATCTGTGTGGCCCTAGAATCCATACGTCGCCTTCGATGCTGTGCGCCTGGCGTGGTTTCCCTGGTGCTTCATCTAGATCGCCAGTCATCGGTATCTCTTCTACCGGTATTTTCAGAATCTCTGCGATCGCTTCTGCGCTGTAGCCTGCGTCGCTTACCAATTCGGGATCGACGTTTACGAGCTGCGAGATCATTTCGCGAAGCGCTTCTTCGTCGTAGGTTCCAAGTTCCGCTGTGCGGTTATCGGCTAGTGCGAATGCTTTAGCTGTGCTGTCGTCATCGTCTGTCCAGACGACCGCGATCTCTGTCCAGCCAAGTTGCTTCGCTGCTTTCCATGTGTGGTTGCCGGCGATGATGGTTCCGTCGCTGTGTCTGGCCACCACCGGCTTTCGCTGTCCGAAGCGTTCTAGCGATCGGGCTACGGCGGCCACGTCGCCTATGCGTGGGTTTCCTGGCAGTGGATGCAGATCGTCGATCGGCGTTGCCAGAGCTTGCAGGTTTTCATTGATCATATTTCCCCCTTGTTTTTATTCTATCGTGCCAACCCTAAAAATCCCTGAACTGCGCAGATGTGCGAAGTCGGGGCGTCGGGGTGAACTCCCCCCGTTCGATCTGGACTTTTAGACCGTACCGGGATATGCCGGGTGGGGGGTGTCGCGGTGGTTCTTTGTGAATCTGTGTTTATTGATTGCCCTTGCTGCTGTTACATCGGCGGCAGAGCACCCATAAATTGGATGTGACGGTCAGCCCACCGTCGGAGAGTGGGATCCTGTGGTCTACGGTCAGGTCTTTGGTCGACTGGCACTGGCTGCACCAGGGTTGCGCTTCTCGCATTGCTTTACTGAGTTTGCGCCAGGCGTAGTCGTATCCTCGTTGCGCTCTGGTTGGACGGGCGGACTCCCTAGCCTTGCTGTGTCTGGCTTGGCATTCGTTGCACCGAGCTGCGCGTGCGATCTCTCCGCACTCTAGGCATGGTCTAGGTAGCTGCGCCATCGGTATCCATTAGGTACTTGATTGCCATTGCCAATCTTGCTGGCTGGTCTTTGAAGTATCCGAGTCCGACGTTGCAGTTGCTGCATAAGATTCCGCGCACCAGATGCGTATCGTGATTGTGATCTATTACGAATGTTATTTGATTCTTCTTAGCTGTGACGCCACAGATAGCGCACGCATTGTTCTGCGATTGAAGTATCGCTTCCTTATTCTTCTCAGCATCGCGAGTGATGCCACGATGAAGGATCCGGCACTGGCGACATATATCGTAGTGTCCATTGGGTGTTCTCTTATCTTTATGATAGTTATCTAGAGTCTTGTCCTGCTTACATCTTCTGCACTTAGCAGTTGCTTCTTCATTCGTCATCTCCATCGTCATCGTAGTCCGATCCGAATGCTGCCAGCCTGTCTTCCTGTGGCAGTGATAGATATGACTGCAGCGTCGATGTCACTGCTCTGTTAAGTAGTGATTCGATTGCGTCGAAGGAGAGGCTGGCATCTGTGGTTATATCAGTTACAACGTCACCGATACTTATGCTGATGCTTAGCATTTTATTTCCGCAGGCATGATGTCATCTGCTAACGCAAGTGTAACAGATGGCGGTGACATTCTTGTCAATTCAGTTGTCATGTTGTTCTCGCTTTGATGATGGCTGCTAGGTTGTATAGGTTTCCGCGTTTGTCTATCTCGTTCTTCTTTATCGTTCTGTAAACTTCTCTTTCGTTTATTCCTAGCCACAACGCTATTGCTTCTACATCTAGGTAGAAGATCTTCTTTGGGTTGCTCATTGCTAGTGCCACCAATCGCAGTACCGTCCAGGTTTGTTTGCATCCGAAGCAAGTTACTTCTGCTGTTAGGTTTTCTGCATCTACTACTACGAACTTCTTACAGTCATCGCTTGGACATGGGATTCGTCTTGGCTGTTCTGAGAATCGTTTGGCAGCTGCTCTTCCTTTGGCATGGATCGCGTTTACTTCGTTAGCAAAGTCTAACGCCCATGTCTGATTTAATGACCATTCCAGATGTGCCAAGTGGAATTGCGTCGTTGCTTTGACTTCGGCTTCGGTGCTCTTCTCTTTGGCTACCAGCGCCGGCGGTGTCAGTTTCCTGTCTTGGCGGATCTGGCTCTCCCAGGAATGAAGGGTGCGCAGTAGCTCGGTGGCCATTGAGAAGTCCAGAGCTGAGACGTTGATTCCGATGCTTCGTTCCTGGCTGGCGCTTCCCGATCCTGTCCTTGCTGGCATCAGGTACTGCCCTGCTTCTCGGTGGAGTTCTGGCAATTCTGAGAGCTGTGTTCTGATCTTGGATCCGCATCGGTTGCATGCTCCTTGTGATTCGACTTCCTTTGCGCAGATCGTGCATTCCATCAGAACGGTATCCCTTCTGGCTCTTCCTGTCGCTGGCGTCCTCGGCTCCAATAATCTGGCACTTCTTCTTGGCTTGGCTCTTCGCCCTTCATTCTGAAGATGATCTCTATCTTCTGGCATCGGTGGCTGGCTAGTATCGTCTTTGGTTTTGCCGGGTTGCTTTGTCGGATTCGATTGGCTGATCTTAGCGATGCTTCAAATGATGTGTTGGTTGGGTGGAGCTCGTAGCTGCGTAATTCCTGGATTCGCTTGATGATCTCTTCAGCGATCGTCAGCGGTTCTGGATCTAACTTTGTTGGAAATCCTGTTAGGCAGTCGCCTTTCCAAATAAGTTTTCCACAGGCTGTGCAGTAGATCGGTTTAAATTCTTTATTACTCATTTGATCTGTTCCTGAGCCTGCTGTTCCACCGTTCCGCGTTCCCCCTTATAGGGGGGGAACGGCGGAACGGTTTGGTCGCTTTTGCCGAGGTATTCTGCGGAACGGTGCGGAACGGTTCGGAACGGCGGAACAGTTAAGTTATCCACAGGCTTCACTCCCCTTCCCAGGCGTTTACGTCGCCGATTAGGAATTGCTTCTTGTGTTTGTAAAGGTACTTCTGTCCATGCTTTCGGTATTCGATGTGGCCACTGGCGATTAGTGATTCTAGGGTTGCGCTGAGTTCGTCGTTGCCAATCTCTATGTGGCTGGCTCGCAGGTTCTTTCGTAGCTCGTTCTGGCTCATTTCGTCACCGCTTGCTTCGAAGAACTGGCTTATCTCTGCCATCTTCTGCTCCCTGGTTGAGATGTGGATTGCTCCGCCGGTGATGGTGACGGTGATCGTGCCATCCTTGTTGCTCTTCAAGTTTGCTATCCCTAAGTCTTTGGCGTCCTGGCAGATGGCGCGGACGAATCCCGGCCGATCTTTGGTTACTTTCAGATTCAGGCAGCCGTCCAAGCCCCTGCCGAATGGCATCGCTACTTCGACTGCGATCGCTACGCCGTCGATGTCTGCTCGCTTGGCCTGTGCTCCGATGGCGTAGTTTCCTCTGGTGTCTTTGCTCTTCGTGACGTGGTCGATGGTCAAGATGCAGGCGTTCTCCATGCGCATCGGGCGCAGTATGAGCTGTGAGAATGTGGTTGCGTCCTTGTTCTTTTCTAGATCTAGCCCTAGCAGGTTCATAGCTGCGTTGACGCCGTCGACGACGATCAGGGATGGCTTGTGGATGGCAATCTCGCTTTGGATCACGTCCATGACGCCCCTGGTCATACCTTCGTCCGGGTTCGCGTATCGGAAGTGGCGCAGGCCGCCTGTCTCCACGCCCATCGTCTTGAGTCGGTTCTTGATGCCGCGTGCGCTGTCTTCGAAGTCCAGGTAGAAGACTGTGTGCTTGGCTTTGAGTTCTTGGCGCACCGCTTCTAGGGCTATCCAGGTTTTGCCGCTTTCGCTTTCCCCAAAGATGGCGTTGATCTTGTTTGCATAAAGGATGAAGTTGCCATCTTCGCGCTTTAGAATTGATGGCCCCGGTTCGTCTTCGAGCTGCATATCGGTGATGTCCTGTGGGATCCAAGAGCTGGTGGTTATCTCTTCGTTCTCGTCATGTAGCTGCACATGGCTTGGCTTATTGGCCGCTTCTATCTGATCCCAGTCAGTTTTCAGGTCACTCGTTGCCCCGAATCCCTGCGTTCTTAGGTGGCTCGCTGCCGACTTGAAGTCTCCCCGGTGCTCTATCTGGGTGTAGGCGGCAAACTTGGAGTAGCTGCTCTGGGCTTGAAATATTGTCGAGGTGCTGAACACGAAGAGCTTGCCGTTGCCGTTGAAGTTGGTCGTTGCCGAGATTCCTTCGTTCTTGCCTGGTCGTCGCCATGCGGTGGCTTCGCCTTTGCTATAAACCTTCGTCCAGCCCAGTGGTTCTAGGATTGCTTCCCAGGTGACGCTCTCTTCATAGGCATCGCCGGGGCTGGTAACTCCGCCTTCTTTGCGTGGCTTTGTTTCTTCGCCGATCCACTCTGGCTTCGGTACTTCGTCGTATAGGGCGAAGTATTGATGGATTATGGCTCTCTCTTCCATCGTAAATGTCGGTATCGTCTCGATCGATCCTGCGCTGATCTGCCAGGGATTGCCAGATGGATGGCATCGGCCACCCGATGGAGCTGTGATCACGAATCCGCCTTCGCCGCGTGTTTCGGCTAGGCATCCGCCGTCTTCACCTGCTGCCTGCGCGATCTTCGTGTTGCCTGGCACTTTGCCGTCGCTGATTCGGTATAGCCAGTGGATTCCGCCCGATGGCGTGGTTTCCATGTATCCGTTGAT